GAGCCCCAGACGAGGAGGCCCGCGGCGGCGCCGCGGCGGCCGACCTTGCGCGGCCCGCCGATCGAGACGACCGGGATGCGGTCGCGCTTGACGCGGATCGAGCGGGCGACCCTGGGCGCGACGGGCACGCCCGAGGCCGCCGCGGCGGCCGCCAGCTTGCGCGCGAGGCCGACGGCGCAGACGCCCGCCGCTCCGCGGAGCTCGGAGTTGGCGGCGGGCCGCTCGAGGTCGGCGGAGAGGGACTGGACGGCGCGGAGCGTCTCGGTGAGGCCGTCGAGCTCGACGGAGGCGACGCCCGTCGTCCTAGCGCGCGGCATGGGCCTCGAGGACGTCGACGAGCGTCGCGAGCTCGGTCTCGTCGAGGGCCCTCACGTCGGCTGGGCTACAACGGAGGGCGACGGCGAGCTCGAGCTCGAGCCGTTGGACCGATCCGGCGGGGTAGGAGGGACCTCGATCGCCTCGACGTCGACGTCGTCGAGGAGCTCCTCCCAGGCGTCGACGCCGAGCTCGACGCGGAGGGCGGCGTGGGCGATCACGAGCGCCCAGTTGCGCACTGGGAAGTGGTCGATCGTCTCCGGGCGCGGGTTGATCGGGAGCTCGTGGCGGAGCGCGTAGCGTTCCCACGCGCGGGCGCCGCGGAGCCCAGTCTCGAACTCCTCGCGGCGCCCGTCGGCGTAGACGACCGAGCCGCGGTAGCGGATCATGCGGCCTTCTTGCGCGAGGCCGCCGCCGCCGTCGTCCCGTCGGTGCGGACGGGCGCGCCGACGAGCGGGAGCTCGACGCTCGTCACGATCTGGACGGCGACGTCGCCGCCGACCTCGATCGGGATGATCTGCACCTTGCCCGCGAACTTCGTGCCGTCGGCGGTCGCGGGAATCCACTCGAAGTCTTGGGTCGCGAGGGCGTTGTCCATGAGGTAGTTGACGAGGCCCGCGGGCTCCTCGAAGTCCTGGATCGCGTCGATGTTGAGCGCCCAGTCGACGGTCGTGAGCGGCTCGGGCTTAGGGACGGCGAGCGTCGGCGTGCCGTCCTCGGAGTTGGTGCTCGGCGTCAAGCGGACGGCCGAGGCCTGGGTCGAGAAGTCCGTCATCGGCGTCGGGGCCGTGCCGAGCTTGAGCGTGCCCGGGCCGAGCCGCGAGTCGACGATCGCGGGCGGCGTTGTCATAGCGGGGCCTCCTGTTCTGAGATTGAGACGGTGACGAGGAGCTCGATCGCGGGGAGCGGCTCGGCGTTCGAGCTCGAGCGGTAGGAGCTCGGGCGGTAGGCGTCGGCGCGGAGCACGAGCGCGACGTCGTCGGCGACCGCGTAAATGCGGTCGACGGAGCCTTCGGCGTTCAACGGGTCGCCGGAGACGATGAGGACGGGGATCGAGTAGACGCGGCCGCCCTGCAAGCGGCGGAGGAGCGTCGGGAGGCCGACGAGCACGCCGATCGGCTGGGGGTAGAAGGCCCCGGCGTCGCGGGTCGCCTCGATCGACGCGGCGGCGAGCATCGAGAGGGTCTCGTCGATCGCGAGCACGGCGAGCGGCTTGGTCGGCGTCGCGCTCACCTAGAACACCACCGGGCGGCGCCAGCCGAGGAGGCGCATGACCTCGGAGCGGCGGGCACCGAGCGTGTCGACGAGGGCGGTCTCGTCGCCGTAGCCCGCGAAGCCCGACGGCGCGTTGCGGGTCTGGTAGACGATCGCCGCCCACATGACGGCGCCGCCCTTCACGTCGGCGCCCGGGTGGAAGCCCGTCTCGTCGTAGAGGTCGGCGCGGCGGCCCTCGACGGCGGCCTTGACGGCCGCCGTCGCGGTGAGGAGGTTGTCGTCGGCCGCGGGGTCGCCCGGGAGGTCGAGGTACTGGGCGACGTCCTCCGGGGTGAGCCAGTCGAGCGGCGCCGTCACTACTTCGAGCTCCTCGAGCTCGTCGCGGCCGCCGACGACGGGACGATCGCCGCGAACTTGAGGAGCTCCGCGGGGTAGTCGGTGTCGAAGAGGCCCTCGCCGACGACGGCGAGCTCGACGTTGAGCGCGCCGATCGCGTTGGCGGTGAGGCGGACGGGGTCGGTGATCCGCGCGTCGACGGCGCGGCGGGTCGCGAGGATCGTCTGGCCCGCGGGGAGCGTGCCCGACGTGACGGCGGGGATACCCGCGAACGAGGTCGCGAGCGGGTCGACGGAGACGCCGCCCTGGGCGTAGGGCGTGTTGAGCGCGTGGACGTCGGCGAACTTCCCCCACACGTCGGGGGCCATGACGATTATCTCGGGCGAGCGGTGCTGGGAGCCCGTCGCGGTGTAGAACTCGGCGATGGCGGCGCCGAGCGTGGTCGCGACGCCCGCCGCGGCGGCGCCGAGCTCGCCGTAGATCTTGTCCTCGACTTGCTTGTAGAAGTCCTCGATCGCCTCGCCGTAGATCGCGTCGACGATGCTCGGGTCGGACCGCTGGACGACGACCCAGGGGATTGCGCCCGCCCAGTCCCAGCGGATGACGTCCGCGGTCTGGGAGCCGATGACGACCTTCGAGGTCGTCGCGTCGGCGTTGACGTCGGCCGCCCAGGCGCCGACGGGCGGGGTCGTCCACTTCGGCTTGTTGACCATGAGGCCGACCCCGGGGAGCGGCCTCGAGGAGAAGGCGGCGTAGAGCGGCCGTGCGGTCGCCTTGGCGCCGATGATCGTCCGCTCGTAGGTCGGCGGGAGGAGGCCGGAGACGTCGGTCGAGAGCGTCTCGGTGAGGGCGGCCTCGAGGTAGCGGCGGGCCTCGGGCTCGCCGTGCTGGGCGCGGACGATGAGCGCGACGAGCTCGCCCGCGAGGAGCTCGCGCGGCGAACGGTCGGAGACGGCGCGGATGACGGGCGCCGCGTCGGATGAAGCGGGCATGAGGGCCTCCTCGGGCTCGGGCGGCGGCGCCGCCGTGGGGGTCTCGGGCTCGAGCGGGAGCTCGGCCTGGTCGGGGTTCGGCTCGAGCTCCTCCTCGGGCTCGGGCTCGTCGGCCTCGGCCGCCACGCGGGCGACGCTCGCGCCCTCGAAGGCGCCGAGCGCGAGGAGCGAGACCTCGACGATGCGGGCGGCGATGACGTCGACGACGCCGTCTCGGTCCTCGGTCGCCTCGTCGACCTCGAAGCCGACCGAGAAGGCGCCACGCGATCCCGAGGCGGCCTGGACGAGCGCGAGGTCGCCCGCGGGCGTCGCGTCGACGCGGAAGCGGCCGAGCGCGGCCGCGGGAGTCTGCTCGAGCTCGGCGAGCACGCCGATCGGGCTCGAGCGATCGTGGTCGACGAGGAGCGGCGTGCGCGACCGCGCCGCCGAGAGGGCGCCCTCGCGCAAGCGGTAGCGGCGGCCGAGGATCGTCCCGACCTCGCCGTAGGGCGCGATCGGGCCCTCGATCGTCCGCTCGGCGGTGTCGGCGGCGGAGACGAAGGCGGCGTCGATCTGGAACGTGAGCATCTAGGGCCTCCCGGGGGTGAGGTCGGCCGCTGGCGGCGGGCTCGACGGGATGCCGAGCATCGCGCGGGCCTCGTCGCGGTCGATGAGCTCGGCCGTGAGCAGGGCGATCGCGTAGTCGGCGGCGGCTTGCGGGTCGGAGCGGAGGAAGGTCTGGACGTCGAAGGCGACCGAGGTGCCGCGCGGGTAGACGTCGGTGAGCGTCGCCTCGATCGTGTGAAGGTGCGGCGCGACGGCGGACGAGACGAGGATCGCGAGTTGCTGGGAGAGGTTCGAGTAGAGGAGGGCGGTCGCGTTGCCGGACGGGCTCGCGCCGATCATCGCCACCGGGACGTTCCAGAGGCGGGCGACCTCGGTCGCGGCGTTGGCCCGCGCCTCGACGAGTTGAAGGTCGGCGGCGGAGAGGTTCTCCCGCGAGTAGCTCGCGCCCTGGACGAAGGCGATGCCGTAATTACGGCGGTTCGCGGCGAAGCGCGCGACGAAGGCCTCGGCCTCCTCGTCGGAGACCTCCTGGCCCTCGTTTTTGAGGACGCCCGCGGGAATCTCGACGCCCGCGAGGCGGCGCGCGGCGGCCTCGAGCTCGACGGCGGAGGCGAGCGTCCGCCCGCCGAGATCGAGGAGCCCGGGGATGCCCGAGTCGAAGCGGACGAGGTCGTCGACGGCGACGTGCCCGACGCCCGCGACCTCGTAGCCGAGGAGCTCCTCGTAGGCGCCGCCCGTCGAGCGCGTCTCCGGGGTGACGTCGGCGAACGGCGTCCAGCGGGCCCGCCGCGGGTAGCCCTCGGAGTCGCGCTCGAGCACGCGCCAGAAGGCGCGGCCGTAGAAGGCGAGGTCGTCGACGGTGCCGCCGACGGTCGCGGGGAGCGTGGTCGACGGGTCGGGCTTGGAGACGAGGTAGTCGGGGTCGAGCCGCTCGCCGCCGCGGTAGCGGTAGAGCTCGAGTTGCATGACCGTCCCGACGACGAGGTTGCGGCACGCGAGGCAAGCGGGGATCGAGAGGGCGAGCTCGCGGGAGACGGCCTCCGTCACCCATGCGACCTCGGCGACCTCGAGCGCGGTGCCGGAACGGATCGCGGGGAGGCGGAGGCGGCCGCCGCGGGCGCCGCGCTCGATCGCGGGCCGCTCGGCCTCGACGATCGCCGCGGGAGCTCGGCGCCACTTCACGAGCTCCACGGTGCCCGCCCAGGCGCGCGGCGTCCATCCCTCCGAGCGGCTAGGCGGAGGCGACGAGGAGCCGCGGCCGCGTCTCCGGGCGGAGCTCGGCGCCGACCGCCCAGACGGCGGCGCGGGCGAGGAAGATCGGCCCGGGCGAGCGGCGCGCCGAGAGGGTCGTCCCGACGTCGGGCACGGTGACGGGCGTCGCCGTGAGCATCTGCCGGGTGAGCTCGGCGTCGCCGTCATGGGCGAGGCGGCCGTCGACGATCGCGCCGAGCGTCGGCCCGTAGCCCGCGCGCTGCTCGGCGGTGCCGACCTTGACGGCCGTCACGCCGCGAAGCTGGGCGACGTGCTGGGCGAAGCTCGGCGGGTAGAGGAGCGTCACGTTGCGGCGGCCGCGGGTGAGCTCCTCGAGCGCGGCCCAGAGGGCGCGCCGCGACGGGTAGGCCCGCCCGGAGACGAGGACGCGATCGCCGTCGCGGACGGCGAGGACGTAGCCGCACGCGCCCGGGCGGCCATCCTGATCGTTGACGGCGATCGTGCCAGCCGCCGGCGGGAGCTCGAGCTCGGCCTCGGTCGCCTCCGCCCACTGGGCGGGCGCGATCCATGAGCGCGCCGCGAGGACCCACTGGTTGAGGTACTGGCGCCGCCAGTCCGCCTCGGAGCTCGTCGCGAAGGCGTGCTCGAGGGCCTCGAGGCGGGCGGGCGTCCAGTGGGGCGAGGCGAGCCGCCACGCCTCGCGGTCGTCGGGGTAGGCCTCCGGGGGAGCCGACCACTCGAGCAAGAGGATGCGCGCCGAGTCGGGCTCGCCGATCTGGGCGATCGCCGCGTCGCGATCCTCGAGCAGGAGCGCGGAGCCGCCGTCGCCCGCCGTCGAGACGAGCACAAGCTGGGGGCTCGCGCGCTCGAGCATCGTCGGCGCGATCGAGCCGTCGACGACGTCGCGGGAGACGCGCCACGCCTCGTCGACGAAGGCGAGCGAGACGGAGCTCCCGACGCCGCCGTCGAGCGTCGAGGCGGCGAGCCGCCACGCCGAGGAGTCGGCGAGCTCGATCGCCTCTTGCCCGTTCGCGCGGCGGACGACGGCGCCCGCCGACTCCTCGAGGCGGCGCGCCGCGGGCGTCCAGATACGGGCGGCGGTCGCGCGGAGGTTCGCGACGTGGAGGACCTCCTGGGGCTCGCCGAAGAGGTCGGCCGCGCCGACGCGCCAGCCGCAGAGGCCGCGCGAGAGGACGCTCTTGCCCGACTGGCGGGAGACGGTGAGGATGACGCGCCGCCAGCGGAGCGAGCCGTCGGCGCGGTGCTCGAGGATGCGCTCGAGGGCGTAGCGTTGCCACGGCCGGAGCTCGTCGCCGAGGTAATCGGTGATCCAGCCGCACGCCTCGGGGCCGTAGGAGACGACGACGTCCGCGGGCCGAGGCGTTTCCAGGCGAGGCGGGACGAGCTCGACGAGCTCCGCGAGCTTCGGCGCGTTTCCGGGGGAGATAGGACTTCGCGAC